AAATTCTGCTTTCCATTCATCATATTCTGACTGAGAATCGAATGATTTTGCAATCGAGAACATTGCGGCTTGGTTGCAAGGTACACTTACAACTGAAACCTCAAATAGTTCAGCATCCTTTATCATATATCCGTCGGTTTCCTTTATATAATCAGCGTCCTTGACTCGGAAACCCACGGAAAATGCTCCAAGTACGCCATCTTTGATTAATTCTTTTACATCGCCTGCAGACTTAGAGATTCTAGCTCCAAGCTCAAGGCCATTTTCGTTAACTTCTAGTGAAGTTGCACGACCAATTGGTTTGTTATAGTCATGGTTAAAGAGAATAATTGGATTACCTTTAAAGTTTTCCAATCCACCATTCCTAGTCCATGCTTCGTGATCAATTACATCACCAGCTCTATCGGATGCGTTAGTGCTAGCATAACCTTTTATGTTTACGCTACCATCGTCATCTTCGCCCAGTGTTTTAAAAGTAGATGACCAATGAAAGATTTTATCTGACATATTACTTACCTTTTACTTCAGCTTTTTTAGGAGCTGGCTTTGCTTTTGGTTTTGGGGCAGCTTTAGGAGCTTCCATAACAGTATTATCTACTCTCATTTTATGCTCAATCATCTGTGTCATTCTTGCCCAAGAGCCAAATGCTCTTTTTGCAACTGCAAAACGCATTGGAGCGTCTGCTGCTGCTTTGTATTCGTCTATTGTATATACTTTGCCCTTAGACATAAAGTAATCCATTAGAGTTTTAAGAATCGCTGGTTTGTTCATTATTTTCCTCTGTTTCTTCAGGTGGTCTGCCACCTTCGCTTGGGTCAGCTGCGCTGCCCGCTATGTTTGCTGGGATTCTCAAATCGTCATGTCCATCAATTGATTCCATGTTCATTGCTTCCCTGACTTCGTTAGGTGTCATTATACCTGTATTAACTAGTGTTGCATAGTAGGCTGCTTGGTCTCTTAATTCTGGTTGTAAAGCTGGAACGCCATGTACGTCCTCAGTAATTTTAAATCCAAAGTATCTTTCTAATGCATGATTTAGTTTTCTAACTATAGGTAGTACGGTTTCTAGATAGTACAGTCTGTGGTTAGGTCTAATGTTTGCATTATTACCACCGTCCATAAGAATCGGAGGTACGCCCATAGCTTGCAATATTACTTTTTCATTAGCAGCTATTGATGGTTGGAAGTCTAGTTCTTTAAAGTTTACTTTAGTTAAACTATCTACTTCTAATCCACCATCTAGTATAAGTGGTCTTCTGCCACCATTTTTTGGATTGTATCTTTGTGCCCATGCTGTTAACATTCTTTCTTTAATTCTGTCCGAAAGTGTGTTAGGACTCTTTAGTACTAATCCTGGAACTGCTCCATTCTTGAAGAAGTTATCCTGAAATTTTCTCATGCTATCTAACAGATACATTGTTCTGTAAGCTGATTTAAGTCTAGGTACACCCCTATAGATTGAATGAAATGAGTTTTCTTTAATATGTATAATTTCTTTCGGGGTGTAGTCTATATGACCATCAAATACATACTTGTTCACATAGGTCTGAGTGTCAGCTTCTATGGTAACTTTGTTAGCAGGTAAATGATAAAGATGGGCACCATCAAAATAAATGAAGATGTTACCATCTATCAGTAAGTCAATAATTAGATTTCTCTTAAAACTATTGATATCCTGAAAAGGGTTTGGCTCTTTGTTTAGTAGTAAGTCTACTTTTGTTCTACGAATATTTTGTACTATTGGAGTAATACCTAGTATCTTTTCTCCAATGTCAAAAGGAATATCAGCACTGTCGTCAACAATCATGTTAACTGCTCTATTCACTACCTCTAGTTCTTCGTAAGCTGAGCGATAATTATCTTTCTTCTCACGAGTATCTATCGACATTCCTTCATCGTAGGCAATGAAATTTTGAGCAGAATTTAACTTCTCCTCTCTATCTATCCCTAAGAATCTATCATACCATGCCATATTTGTCTCTCTGTATCTCCACCCATCGTTTTTGTTTTGTTGCTGTTGACAGCTTTGGCCTTTTGCCATATATACTATGTAATCGTAAGTGATGAGTTTTACATAGTGTAGCTGCTTCGTCGTATACTTCGATTAAGTGTTCTTCAATGAACTGTTCTCGAAGATTCATAATTTGGTCGGCTGAGGTAATAGTTAATTTATTTACCTTCATCCAAGTATATAGTAACTCGGTCATTCCATAGAAGTGGTGAAACTCTAAGTTTTCTGTATCGCCACAAATATAGCACTGGGTCTCTTTTTGATAACCTGATTTTGCTTTGTCGCGTACGTACTTGACTAAATCTCTTTTTAAATCCATAAATTCCTATTACTGAAAATTATACCAAAATTTCACCTTTTTGTCAAGAATAATTTTTTGGTAGGTCATAAGTTAAAAGCTTCCACTAGATGTCTCAAAGGTATACAGCGCATATCTAAGCGCATCAGCCATGTGACTTGCCATATTATGTTTTGGCTTTTCTCTCATTAAGTTAGGGTTGGGGTCCCATTGATATTGGTCTACACATGATAATGCTTGCGAGCATCTTTGATCGATATGTAGTATGTCATTATCTATTATACCAGCTACTTGACCGATACCATCTAGTACCGATTTCTTAGCGTTAATAGTAGATATGTCGTAGTTTTGAGCGAAGTCAAAACGTGTTTGTTGTGCGGCAGAATCTATGTATATATAGTCTATATTATACTTTCTTATCATTTTATTGATTTCTATAGCATGCTGCTCAGTAGTTCTTTCAGCGTCCATGTACTCATCTATAAGATAGTATTTTTGCATGTCCCAATCATATGCTATCACACATAATGCTGTTGGGTCTTTGTAACCAACGTCCAGTCCTGCAAAGACGTCCATGTTACTAGTATCAAGTTGTTCAAAGTCTCCCACCTGAGTTTCGAAATTGAAGTTCCAAACCTGTCCTTCATAAGTATTGAAGTCAGCTAAGTACTCCTGTGAAAATTCTGCAGCAGACATAGCTTTCTTAGCCTCTACGATGTCTTGTTCGCTGATTCTAGGATTCTCATGATAGGTAGCTCGTATAGAACACCAATCTTGGAATTCATCACTAAACCCTCTGTGGTAGAAGTCCGCAAACCAGTTGTTTCGCCCCCTTGGAGTTGAAATGAATACTGCCTTGCTGTTCTCTTTATCCAATGTTGGTCTGAGTGCCACATTGAAAGCATCTTTACCATCTGCTAGTGCAGCTTCGTCAAAAATGATTAAGTCATAACTTCTACCTACTGTAGAGTCCACCTGATTTACAGAACCCATACGTATAGTAGAACCATTAGATAGTTCTATAACTTTATCTTTCGCATTATCTTTTGTTACTTCTAAGTCAAAGTGTTTAATCAATTGTCTTTGTAAATCAAAGGATATTTGTGAAAGAGAGTAGTTCGGTGACATAATTAATATGTTGGAGCCTGGCACGAGTGATACAAGTTGTCCTATGACATTTGCTATATACGTTTTTCCCTGTCGCCTTGATAAGGCGGCACACACGAATCTATATTTCGGGTTGTTAACGGCATTGATTAATGCCTTCTGCGAACTATTAGGTTCAATACCTAATAGGTTCATGTACTCTGATATAGGAAGTTTAATGAATCTTTCTGACTGATTAAACTGCATTAATTCAGAGCTAATAATATCTGTTCTACTTATGTCTAGCATATTTAATGAATTGTTGTATGTTTTTTAATTACGTCTGTAAGCGTTTCAATATCACGCCTCTCTAATATATTCTGCTGGTCGCATAAATTTAGTAGATACAGGTATCCCATGCATAAGCTTTGTACTGTTTCATCAGCATGAGTTACAACACCGCGTTCTTCAGCCTTTTTGTTTAATACATCAAGGGTGACTGCTGCGGTTTCTGCAACGTCTTTTAGCCAATTATCTAGCACTAGCTATACTTAACTGGTGTACCTAATACTGTCGCAGCTGCGGCAAATATTTGGTCAGTTGGGTCTTTCATGATGATTGTTATTTCACCATCTGCTAATGTCATTGTACCTAGTGTTGTATCTGCTGCGTTTGCTACTGTTACGAGTTGGTTTGCTGCGCTAGCGTTAAATAGTCTTACTTGCGTTGAATCCGCAAAAGTAGAGGCTGCTCCCACACTAGTACCACAAGCAGCTTCTGCTGCGTATAATCTCATGGACATTTATTTCTCCTTTGTTTTCTTTGCTTTCTGTTTAGCTCTTAACATTGCATCATGGATATCGACTTTACCATCAAGGTTTTTGTCTCTACCATTTACTATGTTCCAAACTTTTAAAGCTGTTTCTTTAATTTTATTTACCATTTTACTTTATTTGCCCAATAAGCTGCCGACATTTTACCTTTAGCTATATTCTTGGCATGACGAGCTTTGAATGAAGCTCTACGTGCTTTTTGTGCCGCTGATTTTGGAGATTTTCCTGCTCCCGACACGCCTTGTTGCCCAAATCGTATAGTCTTAACTTTAGTTCCTACTTTTGCTACCACTACATGGGACTTCGTTCGGTGATTGGGCGTACGCTTTGGCTTATTAAAACCCGATACGCCCACTCTTTTTAAACGATTACTTTTTTTACTTTTTCTTTTTGCTACCACGTTTTTTCTTCTTTTTAAAGCCCGCTTTCATAAAAGCAAAAGCCTTCTTGGTTATTGTAGATTTCTTTTTGCTTCTACTTATACCTTTTCTTTTTCGTGCAGCTATATTAGCGTATAATCCTTTCTTTTTAGGTTTACTTTTTCTTGCCACGTTTAGTACCTTTCATTAGCTTGCCATTAGGCATGTAGTGATACCCTTTAGGAGCTTTCTTTTTACGCTTAGCGACCATACGTCATACCTCTTTTCTTTTTACCTTTCTTCTTTTTCTTCTTTGGCTTAGTATGATATGGCATTATTGTTTTGCCTTACCGATGTTTAGGGCTAATAAGTCAATAAACTTATAAAGCTTCCCAATCCACACATCGTCTTTTGGTGTTGGTGTTGAAGCGGCTATTATGCTCGCTACTGTTACTATCATAGTAACTGTTCCTATTAATTCCATCATGCTATCTCTCCCATAGCTTAAGAGGGCACTTAGCGCTCTTAACTCTTGCTTTCAAAGGCATAAAGCATTTACATACCTTACACACCTTTAAGCGACTGTAGTACGGACACGTACTGCAAACTTTGAGTCTACTTTTTGGTAGGCTCATCTTTAGGTGGCATAGTAACTTTTCTATAGTATACTACAACGTCCTTAAGTTCTGTGATGTATCTTTTCAATTCTTGCATGTTGTATGCCATAACTTCATAGTCCGGTATGGTCATTGCTAAGAATACGAGTTCACCTTCTTGTTGTTCTATTTTTGCTAGCTGGTCTTCCCAGTTATCAGGGTTGACCACTATCCATGTAGGGTCTTGCAAATCGATTTCTCTAGGCATAACTGGCTGGACTATATTTCTTTCCAGTGGTTTTGCTGTAATTTCTATCTGTTTAGTTGGAATTAGGCTGCAACTGCAAGCCATCATCAAGACCGTCAACGGTACCGCTAAGTTTCTCGATTTCTTCCATAATGTGTTTTGTTCCATTATTAATTTTCCTTTCCATTGTTACTGGGTCTGCAATGATTTTTGCTGCCAGTTCGTAATTTTGTATAAATTGAGTATATCTATTTAACTCTCTTTGTGCCGCTTGGCTTTTGACAGTCATCTCTTGTAGTTGACCTGCCTGTAGTGCGAAGTCAGACTGCAGGGAAGCTATTGCTTCTTCCTGAGTTGCTACTGCACCCTCTAGTAGCATGTTATTTGCTGCTAATGTTTGGTTTTCTTGGTATAAGTAGTAACTGCCTAAGCTTAGTACTAGTATTATTCCTATAAATAATTGATTCATAATTCTGATATCCTGTAATTAAGTCCTTCAGCTCCGCGTATCTCTACAGTATCACCTTCTCTTGTCTTAAATTTTAAAAACTTTGGTTGTTTTCTGTAAAACTTTCGTACTACAAAAGTTTGGTCGTCTGCATCTCCGTAAGTTGAATTGTAGCTAACAGTTAGTTCTTGATATACAATGAACCAGTCTATAAACCAGTAGTAAAACTTAACTACTTTTGCTATAAATGCTTTAAGCGTTTCCACTTACTTTGACTAATCCAGCTTCTGCGTCAACCATGCTTCCATAGCCGCACTCTCCACCTTTCCACTTAAAGAAAAACATTCCATTCTTCTCAAATATCATACCATCTTCCATATGTTCTGGTTTTCCCATCCCACTTGGTTTCGGTTCCTTCATTTCTGTTGGTTTCATTTCTTTAGTTGTATAACCATCT